TGGAGGTCGCAAAGAAAAAATATTCTCAACTAGAATCAGCAGTACAAGAAGACGCAGATAAAGATAGAGCAATTAGATTTGATAAAGCCATGAGAAGTGGACAATATGAACAGTTTGCTGACATACTTTCAGATGCTATGCATTTCGCTTCTGTTACTAATAAGGATTTCGAACGTGAATTACAAATAGCAAAAGACGAATTTGAAGATCAAACAAACGAAGATGCCGCTGGGGTTGGTATTATAACTAAACAAAACACAACAGCAGATGTAAAACCAGGCGACGAGTACAAAAATGTTAAAAAACTAGGGTTAAAATCAAGTGCATATGAATCAAAACTAACTGATATGCTAAATCAACGCCTTAAATAAACTGTAACAAATAATAAATAATCATATGGCACGTAAGAAACAATACACAGACAACTTTGCAGACTTGGTTGCTCGTTTAAACAAAATGAGTAATATGACTCCTGAAGAAGAAAGAGCATCATTATTAGAGGCGGCAACTGCTGAACCTAAAATTTTAGACGAAAAAGATGTATCATTAGCGGATATTGCCAAACTAGCAGGTATTAAAGAATATGCTGAACCTGTAAAGCATTCTAAAGAAGCAGAAAAATTAGTAGAATCAATTGTTGCTGAAGAACCAAAAGCAGAATCAGATATTACAAAAGCAATTAAAGAATCAGATGCAGATGATTCAATAGCATCAACTATTAAAAAATCAGTAAACGAAGAAAGCAAAAGATTAGATAAAATCGCAGAGTTAGAAACACAATTAGCAGAATTAAAATCACAAGAAAAAGAAGATGCAACACTAGATGACAAAGCATTTAGAGAAGTATTTTTAAAAGATATTACAGAATTTATAAAAGAAGCAGATGCAAATGATTTAGTAGAAATGTATAATTCATTCTCAGACAACGAAGTTGAAATGAACGAAAACGCATTTGTTATGAAAACACCAGAAACAAAAGAAATCATTGCTGATGCTGAACAGGCCGAAGCACCGGAAGAAGAAATTGTGCAAGAAAAAGAACCGGAAGAAGAACCTAAACCAGAACCAGCATTAAACGATTTAGTAAAACAAGACGCAGAGTCAAAAGACGACGAAGACGAAGACGAAAAAGATGAAGATATGGGTGAAGAAGTTGAGTTAGATGCTCCGGCAAACGAAGAAGTAATTGAGGAGCCTGCAGAAGATAAATTTACAAACGATTTAGACCCAGCAGACAAAAAATAATCAAAGACATTTATGGCAGTAACAGGTAAAGTAAAATGGTTCAACGGAACAAAAGGATTTGGTTTCATTGAGCGAGACGATAAAGAGAAAGACGTGTTTGTCCATATATCAGCAGTTAAGGCTTCAGGCCTTAATCCATTAAAAGAAGGTGAAAAAATTACCTTTGATGTTGATATAGCGGCAAAAGGACCTTGTGCAGTAAACCTGCAAAGACCAGACATCCTTCCACACGAATCTAATTAGATCCATTTAACAATAAATAGTTTTATGGAGCAAGATAAATCTATCAAAAAAGTTAATGAAGGTATAGGCGATGATCCGTCTAGACATATTACCGCTTCTCCATTCTCACATCAAAAGTATCTAAACGACGTAACACAATTAAAGCAAATAGGACACGTATCAAGCGATAAGCAAAAAAACAGTCCAATATCTGCAGGTGCTAGAGGATTGAGTAAAATGCACGATTTTGCATTTAAAAGACCCAACCAAATGATGAAGGGCAATCACGGTGTATGGCGTCAAAACACACTAGAAGATATCAAAGTTATTTTAACACGAATAGACTCTCTTAATAACAAATAAATACTACTATTATGAAAGTAAGTTCAGACACAGCAATTTCAATGCCAATGCGGAATCTGTTGTCCATCGTGGCCGCAGTAGCAGTCGGAGTGTGGGCATATTTTGGCGTTATTGAAAGATTAAACAAATTAGAAACACAGTCAGTACTACAAGAAAAAGATATGCTTTCTGAAGATGAAAGACTTCATAGTGAAGTTACAAAAAACACAGACTTTAGAATAAGATATCCTAGAGGTGAATTAGGTCAATCACAAAATGATCTAGAGCAATTCATGTTGATAGAAGAACTATATAAGCAAGTTGAAAAAATGCAGAAACACCTTGACAGCATGATGAATAACAAAGTAAACATCGACTTCATGACAAAACAATTAGAGAAGATGTCAACAGATATAGAAAAATTAAAAGACAAGCAAAGATCATTTGCTAATGGAGATCACTAATGATAGAAGTAGTAGTTGCCTTATTAATGTTTGTAAACAATGAGATTAAGGAACATAGGATCCAAGACTCAATGGGTATGTGTTTACGAGGCAAAAGAACAGCAGAAAGACAATACTCCGAAGGTGTGAAATACCAATGTATCAAATCTAAAGCAAACATAGAGTTGAACATCGACGGAAGTAAAACAATTAAGTCCCTAATATTAGAATAATTGGTAATTTAATATTTCAATTGATTCTTTTTTGATTGTGTAGTATAATCTACATTTAATCAAAGGAGAAACAAATGGCAGTAAGAAACTTCAATCCAGAAGAAAAACAAAAACTCATGCAGATAATAAAAGAAGGCTCTCAGGTATTAGGTGAGATAGACGACCTACGTGGTGGTTTAAAAGATACCGTGAAAGCGATTGCTGAAGAAATGGAAATTAAACCAGCAATGGTTAACAAGGCAATTACTATTGCACATAAGGACAATTATAAAAGTCTACAAGACGATGCTGACTTATTAGATTCAATCCTTGTTGCAGTTGGTAAGATTTAGTGTATCGACTCATTAAGGAATTTTGGGTAGAAAGTTATAAATCCGACACAATAGCATTTTGGTTTGAATTAGTATCGGTTATTCTAACGATCGCAGGATCGTGTGTCTTGACTTTTACGTCACCTACGCCTATAATGAGTATAGTATTTCCGATATACTGGTTAGGATCAAGTACATTATTAGTAGCGGCAATAAGAAGACGACAAATATGGTTATGTACATTAACTAGTTGGTTTACTATAATGAACACTATAGGATTATTTAAAGTATTTGTAATATGAGTTATATAGACGCCTTATACAAAAAAGAGGAAGATAAAGTTTATGTAGTTGAACGTAATGAAAAAGGCGAAAGAGTCTTTGTAGATTACGATGCTAGGTATGTGTTTTACTATCCAGATGCTAGAGGTAAACACAGAAGTATCACCGGTGAAGTATTACAAAAAGTACAATGTAGTACACAAAAAGAATTCATTAAAGAACAGAGAATAAGATCAAACAAAAAACTTTTTGAAAATGATATTAATCCTGTTTTTAGATGTTTAGAAGAAAACTATCTAGGTAAAGAATCTCCAAAACTAAATGTATGCTTCTTTGATATTGAAGTAGATTTTGATCCTGAACGTGGGTATGCTTCAACTGATGATCCGTTTATGCCAATAACTGCAATAAGTTGTTATATGAGTTGGACAGATCAACTGGTCACTTTTGCTAAAATTCCAAAAGGTATGACTATGGCAACAGCAAATCTGCAAACAGAAAGATTTGACAATACAATGCTGTTCGATAATGAAAAAGAAATGCTTGATGCATTTTTAACTTTAATCGAAGATGCTGATATTTTATCTGGTTGGAACTCAGAAGGTTATGATATTCCATATACAGTTGGTAGAATACAAAAAGTATTAAGTTCAGATGATACAAGACGTTTATGTTTTTGGGGTATGAAACCTAAGAAGAGAATGTTTGAAAAATATGGCAGAGAACAATTAAGTTTTGACCTTATTGGTAGAGTACACTTAGACTTATTAGAGTTATATAGAAAATATACATATGAAGAGCGTCATAGTTTTAGATTAGATGCAATAGGTGAACATGAACTTGGCGAAAAGAAAACTATATATGAAGGATCGTTAGACAAACTATACAACGAAGACTTTGGATTGTTTGTAGAATATAACAGACAAGACGTAAATCTTTTAGCAAAATTAGAAAAGAAATTAAGGTTTATAGAACTAGCCAACGAGATTGCACACCAAAATACTGTGTTGTTACAAACTACAATGGGTGCAGTAGCAGTTACTGAACAAGCGATTGTTAACGAATCACATAGACGAGGTATGCAAGTACCAGGTAGAAAATACAGAGACAAAAATGCAGAGCCAGTATCGGCGGCAGGTGCTTATGTGGCAACTCCAAAAAAAGGATTACAAGATTGGGTAGGATCTGTTGATATTAATTCTCTGTATCCATCTGTTATTAGAGCATTGAATATGGGGCCTGAAACTATTGTAGGGCAAA